TTACTCATAAAATTAAATATGTTTTAAAAGTTGCATTATTACCTTGCGTTTGTTGGTACACCATTAGAATTTACAAAAGGTGATTCTGCAAAAGCCATGTAGATGTATGTTCCACCTGATGCATTTGTTCCACCACTTGTACCTCTAAGTTTAAAACCGTTAGATAAATAATCTCTTATTGTTTGTCCACCTGTAGCCTCTGCTTGATTACTATTAGCATACAATTCTTTCGTATTTGGATTGACACTTACTGCTCTTTTGTTGTCCATAATATTCCAATCTGATGTAGTATCAGTTCTTTTAATCATAACCCAAGCTGGGCGAAAGCCGCAAAAAACAAATGTTCCATCAGAATTTCCATTTCCTGTATAAGTTCCAAATTTTGAATAGCCTTTTTTTTCTGCAAAGCAGTAGGCTATGTATGTTCTACCACTAGTATTTGTTGCACCATCTGTAGAAAGTCCAAATGTACTTGCCTGTGGATTAAAAGGAAAAGCAGTTGTATTAGTACCAGCGGCATCTGTTGTATCAAGTTTGATAAAACTACCAGTACCTAAAATTGAAAAATGAAGAAACCATTGTTCATTACTGCTTCTTGTTTTAGTCCAAATAACAGATGGTGCAGAACCAAGACCATGACCAATCGTTCCTGCTGAACCTGTTCCTGTATAAGATACAATACTAAATCCTGCTGTAGTGTTTGCTGATACAGAACTTGTTATGCTTCCATCTGAGTTTGATGATGCAGAGCCACCAGCTAACCAATTCCATGAAACAAACGATTCACTATTTGCATTTGTTTGATTTCTATTCCCTAAACTAAAACCATCACTATCAAAAGAAGTAATTGAATTTGTATGAGTTTCCTCTAAACCATTAGTATGACTTTCTAATGTTTTTGAAACTCCTCTAACAGAATCTACTAAAGTATGACCTCTATTTGATGGTCTGTTTTTTATCCAGATCCAATCAGGTCTCATATCTTCAGAACCATCTAAAGTAATAGATTGAGTGCTTCCATTTCCAGTATAAATTTTTGTCTGAAAGTAAAGTTCAGGATTATCTATAGTTGTATAAGCCATTATCCATACTCCGCTAAGTTTTTAGTACATAATGCAAAATATCCTGATGGTGGAGCATGTTCAAAATTTCCAAATCCTTCTCCATCTGCATTACCTGATGAAACTGCATAAGGTGGAGAGCCAAAATTAAATTGTGCTATATTTGCAGTTCCAGATCCTTGTCCAGGATCACCAAAAGCAAAAAAGTAAAAACCATCTGTTGTACTTGCTGGGTCAGTTATAGATATTGCTCCTGTTCCTGTAGAGCCTGATGTTGGATCACCAGAGTTCATAAATGTTCCATTTTTAGAAAAATATAACTTATTGTTATCTAAATCTAAAGCTACTCCTACTATGTCTGATGTTGTAAAACTATCCCAACTTCCTGATTCTGAACTTCCGTTTTTTCTAACATCTCCACTACTTCTTATTCCAACTGAGAAAGCGCCATCACCAGGTCTATGATTATTTATTGCATCAGTAGAACCTGCGGCTGTAACTCCGATTGCATTTTTATTTTGAATTTGAGTAGGTTTTACTTCCCAATACCACTTACCAGAAGAAACACCTATGGTTGAAACAGCACCAAATGCTCCAGAGTTTGTTGTAGAAACTTGTAAATTTCCTTCAGCAAAAGAACTTTCTGCTGATGTATTAACAACTAAATTATTCATTGTTGCAAAATTATTTGTGCAAGTATCAGTAGATTGATCTGTTGCCGAAAAATTTGTCAAACTAAAATCATTATTATTACCTGACACGTCATTTCCTAATGCTGAACTATCCTCAAAATCTAAATAAAATCCATTTGTGCCAAATGTTAAATCAGATACATCTATAGGTTTAAATATTGTTGGAGTATCACTATCGAACTCTCCAAATTTATCAACAGGACTATCAGCAGAATCATTTTGAAAAACAATCTCTGTTAAATATCCATCAAAAAAATGTGAATTTGCAGTTACATTAGTTACTCCAATGTAGTGTCGTGTATTGTTATTAATAAAACTGTCTTGATTTTGCGATGGATACGATTCAGTAGAAAATGAAGTTTCTCTTGTTCCATTGACAAAAAGTTTGCATCTATCTCCACTTGTTGAGTTTCCACTATCCCAAATTACGCATATATGATACCAAGCACTAGGATCACGAAATTTTCTGTTTGTTGTTAAAACAGTTGCGTTATTACATATAACATTGAATGTATCATCAGAGTTAAATCTTATATTGTCATCAAAAGTAGCATTATCTGATGTAGTTAATAATCTTTGTTCTACTCCATTTTTACATTTTTTTACCCAAAGAGAATATGTCCATTTATCCCTATTTCCAGCACTTGAAAAAGTTCTATCCATATACGCACCATCTGCTCTGTTCCATTTTGCAGAATTAGCAACATCATATCCTGTATCTTTTATTGAGTTAGTTCCAAGTATTAAAGGCATTAGACAACCTCTTTAGGAAATTCTGCTAGTGGTCTTGTTATTGTTCCATCTTCTTGTTCTGTGTATTCATATAATGCTTTTAGTTCATCAATATTAGTACAAGCATCTATTTGAGTTTCCATTTCATTTGATTTTGCTCTTACATCTGCTCTAAAAGTTGTGATATTACTTGGCACAGAATAATCAGCAACTTCACTAGCTTTTACTACATACCAATCTGTTGGTGCAAGTAATCCTGATGCTTGTTGTTTTACAATTCTTTTCTTCTCTGTTTTTAAACCATAGTTAATTAATTGTTCTCCATCACTATCTAATACAGGATCACCATTTTCATCTACTGCATTTTCATCTTCTAATCTTTTTGGTGTAGCAGTTCCCCATGATCTAGTAACTTGATTGTCTAAAAAATTATATTCTTCATTAGTATTTATGTAATATGCTTCATCTTTTTTATTTGTTGAATCTGTGATTACTTCATAGATACCTATATTATTTAATTCTGACTTTGACCATAATTGAAATATTTTAGCTGGGTATCTTACATCTCCTATAACTATTGATTTAGGAAAATTTACATATTGTGTTATTTGATTATTTTCTACTATTGCATACATATCTTAACTCTCACTTAAATTTAATGTTCTTCCTACTTCTTGCCATACAGAACCATTGTATCTAAAAACTAATATATCTGTTTTACCATCTGTTGAAGTAAATGTTGGTGCAGTTGAAGCTGCAAACTCAAAAATTGTATTAAATGCTATTGTGTGAGAACCATCATAATTAATTTCTAAACAAATAAAAGAACCCTCAACATTATTTGTTGGTGCGGCAAAAGTAGTATTTTCTGTTGTTAAATGAAATGCGTTTGGTTTTGCTTGTGTATCCCATGCAACCGCATTTGAAGATGAAGTTAAAGCTTGTTGAGGTATATAAGCTAAATCATTAAATTTTATTGCACCAGTTCCATTTGTCGTAAATTGTATATGTCCATTTGCACCATCTTCTATTGTGATATTTCCTGAGTTAGTTCCATTATTTGTATTTAATATTAAATCTCCTGTACCTTGTGTAGTTAGAGTTGCGTTTGCATTGTTATCTCCAATTTGTACTGTGTCAGCACCTAAATTAATGTCTCCTGTTCCATTTGGAATAATATCAATATCTGCATTTGATGTAGATACTATGTCTTGTCCATTTACATCTAAGTTACCACCTAATTGTGGAGAAGTATCGCTAACCATGTCAAATGATACTGTGCTGTCTATAAAATTAATTGTATTTGCTGAAGTATTTACAGTAGCAAAAGATATATCGTCTGAACCATCAAAAAATTTTATTTCTAAACTATTTGAACCTGAATTGGTCGTGTCCAACCAGAGAGTGCCAACAGCCGCACCACTTGGTCTATTTGTGCCAGAGTGCATTGTATTCAAAGCTGAAAGTGCATTGTTTAAATCTGTCCTAAAATCAGGGAAAGATTGGTTAGCGATATTCATGTCATGTTGAGCCATATTATCTTATACTCCTATTAAAATCCTTTTGCAATAAAATCAAAAGTTCTTGAAACATTTGTGCCACTTGAATTTTTAAATAAAACATCAAAACTATTAACAGTTTTGTTAGAAACTGTAAAGAAATCTCCAGTTGCCATATTTTCTCCCGTTATACCAACTGCATATCCAGTTGTCTTAAATGGATTTGTAAATGAAACAGTTTTTGTAGATGTTCCTGAAACTATATCATTACCACTAAATATTCTATCTGGCATATCAATCGTTACTGTAGCTTCCGACACAACAGCAGTAGAAGCTAAATCACTTGATGTTAATACAAGTCTAAATTTAAAAAATCTTGCTGTGTAGTTTCCTATAACAAAAGTCTGAAAAGATGTAAATGTAGAATTGTCATCTGAAGTTGCAATTTCTAAATGAGCATCACAATTAGCTGGGGTATCTCCATCAAAATTAGACTTACCAGAATCAAAATTACCCGACCTATTATCAAATAAATCGTCAGGGTTTCTAGCAGATTGTGTTAAAGATGCTGTAATTCTTGCTGTGTGTTTTGCACCAATATCTATAACATTTTCAAAATCATAAGTTCCTGATGCTAAAAAGTCAGCATTTTCTAAACCTGAATCAAAAAATCTAGTAGTGTTAGCATCAAATAAACCTGAAGCCGCATCAAACAATTCGCTTGAATTTAATACAATAGCATCATCTGATAATGATACATTTGTTTTAGTTCCAGCAAATGATGGGTGTTCATTGACAGTTGTTATATTATTAAAGTTTTCTGCACTGACTACATTTGATATTACTGCTGTTGCATTAGAACTAAAATTACCTAATTTATCTACAGCTTTTATAAGATATGTTCCAACTCTTGCTGGTACTGTTATTGATGTTGCTGGTCTTGATACTTTTGTTACTAAATTTACAGAGTTTAACCATTCAGCAGTACCATCAGTTTTTTCAGAAAATCTTATTTGGTAAAATGCTAAATCTAAATCTGATATTGCATCATAACTTAAATGAGCATCTTGTCCTGAAACATTACAAGTAAAATTTTGAACATCTGAGGGTGGTGCAATAGCACCGACTATTGTTCTTTGTGCTGTAACAAATGATGAACTAACTCCTTGTGTATTTACAGCTTTTACTCTTACATCATATATTTTTTGGTCGATTACATTTAATATTCTATGCGTTAATGATGAACCCCTTGAACCTATAATAAAATCTGAATCTGTACTTAGTTTGTATTCTACTTGGTAAAAATCAACAAAGCTATCAGGAGAAACACCTATTGTTACATCAAGTGCAACAATAACTGTGCCATCATTGTATTCAACTAATGTATCAGATAATGTAACACTAGCTGGTGGTTGGACAACAAATGGATTTGGTAAAGTTGTTGATGGTGTTGATGCAACTTGTGTCTTTGATGCAAAAGTATAATGACTATCTTGATGTTCAACTAATTGTAAAGTGATTGTATAATCTTCATTAAAAGTCATTTGTATAACTCTAAAAGCTTTTGAACTAAAACCTAAACTAGATAATGTAATATTTACAATATCTCCAATGTGTAATTGATAAGCATTAAATCCAGTGATAATTGTAAGACCATTAGATTCTCTGCTTCTTCTTAAAATAATTTCTGCCATTTCTTCTGCTTGGTAGGGAGAGGTAATAGTTTTAAAATCAAATCTTCCCTCTAATAAAAAATTTCCATCAGCCGCTTTTAAAGTTGCGTGTCTGTCCGATGATGCCAAACCACTATCATCTGTTGGTGGAAATGTAACTTGATCTGCTTGAAAACCTCGATCTGGGTTTATAAATGTTGCAATAACTCTGTTGTATTTAGAATTTTTTGTAGGAGAAGATAAAGAATAGCCACCAATAATATCATCTTCATCTAATGATACTGAAGCTGAACCAGTTGTTTCAATAACTAATTTATATTTACCTTGAACATAAGGAAGATAACCTCTGCAACCTCTCAAAATATCTCTAACATTATCTATTACTTTTTTTGATGTATCAAGAACAGCATTTGTGTCAAATATGTTTATATCACTGCCACCTGAAAATGGTGTAACTTGTGTAACGCAAACTTGTGAAGCATCTCTAAAACTTTGTAAATCTATATTAGCTGTAGCAATACCTTTACCATATCTTTCATTTCTTAAATAATCTAATAAACAAAATGCTGGATTTGTAGAAAATGTTTCAGATGACTCATTCAAACTTGCATCTAATGTTACAACTTTTCTGCCTTTTATTTTTGCTTGAACAGTTGGTATTCCACCAAACACATCTTGATTCCATTTAAACTTTAAAGCAAGATAACAAATACCTGATAGTTTATGATTTGAACCCCAACTAGATAATGATGATAGTAGAGAAGATGCACTTTGTCCATCAGTTCCAAAATGAGGTTCTATTGTAATATAGCTAACATCACTTTTATAAAAATTACTATCTGAAGTCGCTACTGTTCTTTGTGTATTATCTGTCAATGCACCATTAAATGTAACAACTTTATCATCAACTTTTATTTGTTCTATTGAGTTTATTTCTCCCTCACAAAGCACTAATGCAATATATAAAAACTCATTATCTGTTCCTGACGTTTCTATAAATACTCTTGTTCCACCAATCAATCTTTCTCCATAAACAACAGGAATTGATGAATTATTTGATTGTTTATTAAGTAATATTCCTCTTTCTGTTTCTTCAAAATCATTTGTACCAAAGTCAGGAATTTCAGGTTTTCTTGATCTTATAAATAACCAACCAACAGCAAATACACCCAAAGCTACAAAAGGATTTATATTACTTAAAAAATTAAATGCTCTTACTGCTCTAAAAACTTTTGTTACAGATTTAAAAATTTTACCTATTTTAAAACCCATTATGCTCGACCCCACTTAATATCTAATACAGTTTGACTTGCAAAATCCATACCAACATCTGTATTAAAAAATCTTTGTTGTGAATTATTATTTGTTTGTCTGCCTGACTTTTTTTCAAAGTCTGCCCAATGAGATACAACTGTTAAAATTACTGTTGATTCTGTTGTTGTTTCGTCTATTTGAAAAGTATCTATATTGCCTGAATATAATAATACAGGGTCAGCTATAATTGCATTTGAACTATCTAAAAATCCTCTAAATATATCAACACTATCATTTACTATATTTTCATTTAAACAAGTAGATATAAATGTTTGGTCTGCACCAGATAAAGCAAGTTGTAGTGATGTTTTAGTTACATCTGTTTCTTCTGTAAAAGATGGTAAAGATACTAAAAAAGATGATGGCGAATAAGTAACACTAGAACCTGATATTGAAGATGTTAAACTAAATCCACAATCGGTTATATTTACTGGTGTTCCAAAACCAATAGTAATGAGATGGATTGGTCTTATCTCATTTGTTGCTAATTCGTTTTTTACTGCTGTTGTTAGTGTTCTCGCCATAGTCCTCGTAATAACTTCTTGTTATGCTTTCTGTACCTTTTATCATGGTAAAATTAAATTTACTATCAGGTTTTTTATACTCTTTTAAATCGTTTAAATTAGTATCTATCTCATCTTCATTGACAATAGCTGTAGCTTCAAACTCTGCACTAACTAAATGTGTTATCTTGTATTTTTTCATTATATGGATTCTTCAACATCAATTTCAAACTGATATAAAAGGTTTCCATCTTTGTCAGAGCCAACAACACCAAACTCTTGTATGTCATTAGTAAGATGAACTGTAAAAGGTATATTATCATAACTTACAGTTTCGTCATTTGCTAAATTAGAAATTAAAGGTGGCTCTATTGTAACTGTAGCCGCACCTGATGAACTTGTTACATCTGCAACAACCATATAGACTTTTGTGTGTCCATTAAATTTTATAAAATCTCCAACTCTTAAACGATTAGCTGTATCTGCCGCAAATCCATCAATAGCAATAGTATTATCTCCAGCAGTATGTGAACCATTGACAGCTAGTGTTCCTGTTTCTACACCCCTTGCATCTTCAACTTCTGGTGGGATTATTGTAAAATTTTCTTTACCTGATCTTTGTTTGATAATAAAACCCATAAGTTCGCCATATATATTTGATCTTTTTCCTGTAATTATTTTAGCAGTAAAACCAAATCTTTGATTATCTATTTGTCTTGAAAGTTTTTTACCTGATAATGATTTTGAAATAATTGTATTTTGAACTGATTGAATACCCATAGTTTCAAAACCA